CTTTGAACACCATTCGCAGATGTATAATGACCTGAATAGGTTTTTTCTACATAGTCTGCAACGTCCTTTAAATTTTTTTGTTCATTAAATTTCATATAAGTATATTATATCATAAAAAATAACTAAAGTAAACAGCTTTTAAAAAATTAATTTAATGTAGGTGTATCTATTTCAATTTCGTCTCTACTTTTTAAAATATGTTCAGTCATTAGATTAAATTCTTTTTTATCTAACATTGTTTTATAAATTTGAAGAGCTTGTGCCATCATTACACCTGCGACCATTAATGGGTCTTTATTTATTGTAATTCTCTCAAATTCTCTATATATTTCGTCCATATTATCTCCTTTAAATAGCTACTGCATCAGTTATTTTAGCAACTAATTGCTTAGTGTGTTTTTTGTTTTTGTTGAATTTTTTAAATTCATTTCTAATGTCTGCAATTGTTTCATGCTTTTTAGGAGTAAATTCTTCATCAACTTGTTTTTGACCACATTTGATTATGAAATAATCATCATAACCTTTTTGATTTTTCCAAACAAGGTGACCATTTTTTCTCCATTTTTTTATAACATCTTTAAATTCAATATGTTGTTTTTCTTTAATGTCCCAATATCCTTGACCAAAAGAAGAAGCATCAGTAGCTAAATGAAAACCAAGAGTTTTAGCACCAGTATGTTCTTTAAGTATTTTTAAAGCATGTGTATACATTTCTCTAGAATTTTCGCCTTCAATAAGTTTTCCATTAAAATTAACTATTTTATTATTACGACTAGCTCTAACAGTTTGATGTTCATCTTCATTAACATTAATAGTGTCAGGGTAACCATCAGTTAAAAACATTATATTTGTTTTTTGAATTGCATGTTTTTTCTGAAATTTATTAGTAAGTTTTTTTGCTAATATTACTGTTTGAATAAGAGGAGTTGAACCCATACTATCAATTGGATGAAGAGAGCTTGCAGATACATAATATTGAATACCTCTATTATATGAATGTGCTTTACTAATAGCAAATGATGTATAAGCAGCTTTTTCAAAAGTTTTATTATTCATTTTTGAAGAAAGCATTTCAACAATTTTTATTCTATCCAAGTCATCTATTTCATTACCTTTAACTTTCATTTCATCTCTATCAAGAAGTTCTTTATGAAATCCTGTAGTAGTAAATGAATATATTTCAAAAGGAATATTAACTTTTCTACAAAACATTGCAATTGTAATTGCTTGATTAGTTACATCTTCAATAATATCACACATTGACCCAGAATAATCTACAAACATTATTATTCCATGTGACTTAGCTTGAGCAAGATTAGTCACTGTTAAAAAGATATCTTCTGAATATTTGTATGAATGAAGCTTTAATGGATCAAGTTTTCCAGACTTTGCAGTCTTAGCTCTTGAATATTCATAAGCTGCTTTCTTACGTTCAAAATCTTTAGCTAATAAATTAGCTGTAGAATTCAAACCTGGTTTTTTCTCATTCCAATCTCTTTCACAATATTCATGCTGGTAAGGATTTTCATATCTATCATAATCATCACCTGATTCCATATATTCATTTCTAAGCGCTTGAGCTTGTTTCCAAGTAAATAACATTTTATCTAAATTTATATCAGTAATGCCTGAAGAATAAGTAGATTGTTGTGTTTCGCCATAACGATCTTCATTCTTTTGTAGAAGGTCTTCTTCACGTTCTCTAAAAGTATCTTCAGTCCAAGGGGAATGTTTATCAGCCATTGTAGGTTTTTCTTCAACTTTTTCGTTATGCTCTTCGTCATATACATCAGCTAAAGTTTTTCCACCTTCACCTTCACTTTCTTGGTCCATTTCCTCATCATCTTCGGCAGGAGTAGTACCTTCAGGGTTTTCAGTTTCAGCTTCATCATCACCGTCCATATCATTAGAAGGAAAATCAGCGCTAGTACCTTCAGGCATTTCTTCATCTTTTTCATTTTCATCAACAAAGGCAAATAGTTTTTCACAAACATTGACAACATCATCCCAAGTTTCAACTTCCATAGCTTCTTTAACTAATGGAGCTTCTTCTTCAGAGAATTCAACTGGAACATAACCTCTACCCTTTGAACTAACATTAAGCCTATCCATAAGACCAGCTTCGTTAATGTCTCTATCATCTGTACCAAATAGGTTATCATCAAATAATTTTTTATAACCTGACTTGAATGGACGAACGATACCAGGATATGTCTCTTGAATTTTACGTTCAATACGAATATCTTCAACAATATTTAAATAAGCTCTTGGAATTTTTCCAATTTTCTTTTCAGAATCGTGCCATCCATCAATAGGAGTATAAAGAGCATGTCCAACTTCATGTCCAACAAGAAGGTCATAAACATCTTTACCTTTGTCTGCCCAAAGTGGTAATCTTAAAACACGATTTTCAATTTCAAATGAAGCAGTTGAATAATTACCATGTTGAACTGATAAGTTCTCTTTAGCTAATAGCTTGGCTAGGTATTCTTGTGATTGTAGATTAAGTGGCATATTAAGACCAGTCCTTTGAACTTGAAGTACCAACTCCACTTTCATCTTTAAGAATATTCATCACATCTTCATGGTCATTTTCGAAAGTTTCGATACCATCTTCATCTGTTTCAGGAGCGTTAATTGTAGCATCAACTTTTTCATATAAATCAATAAAAGCAGCTTTAGTGTCATCATCAAAACGATTCACACAAAGAGCAATTGCTTTTTCACGTTTATTGAAAATTGAAAATGTTTGAACAATGTGGCATAATCTACGAGTTGAAATAACTTCGTCAATACCTTCATCATAAAATGTTTTCCTAATAGCATCTGCCCAGCCAACTAAAAGCTTAGCAAATTCTTCATCAATCTTTTCGAATTTTTTCATATGCTTCATAACAATTTTTTCCTCAGTCTTCATAGTTGGGAAAGTTTGCTCTAAAGTAATTGTAAATCTTTCAAGGAAAGCATCATCAATAATAGTAGCACCTGAGTATCTACCATCTTCTGAACCTTTACCTTTTGTGTTTGCAGTAGCAATCACATTAAAACCTTCTTTAGGTTCAATAACTTGACCTGTCTTTTTAATAAGAACTGGCTTACCTTCAAGAACTCCTTGAAGACACATAATTTTATTAGTACCTCTATCAATTTCGTCAATCATTAAGATTGCTCCAGCTTCCATAGCTTTAATAACTGGTCCTTTTTGGAAAACTGTCTCACCTTTAATAAGACGGAATCCACCGATTAAATCATCTTCATCCGTTTCAGGAGAAATTTGAACTCTAACATATTCACGTTTAAGTTTTGCACATGCCTGTTCAATCATAAATGTCTTACCATTTCCAGATAGTCCTGAAATAAATGTTGGATAAAACATATCTGATTTGATAATTTTTAAAAGTTCTGTAAAGTTACCCCAAGGAACAAATGTTTCATCAAAATCTGGAACAAAAACTTCATCATTTGTTACTGAAGCAACTGCTGTAGTAGATGCATAAGACATTTCTGGGTCCTTTTTAGGAGCTGCAGATTTTGGCATTAACATTGATAAATCATAAGTACCTCTTGTAACTACTGGGCATTTTTCTCTATACTTAACAAAAGTATATGCTGACCTTGGATTTTCTCCAATATCAGAAGCTGCCTTTTTAATTTGTTTGGTTGTAAAATGTACTTTTCCAGGGTAATCATTCATTAATTTTTCTATCGCTTTATTCATAATATATATTTTTTTTCCTTTTTTATTATTTAATAGTACTATTATACCATAGTTTGACGGTTTCGTGTAACTTTATGCGACTTTTGGCTGCATAAAGTACTATTTTTCTATAAAATGGCCTAAAAAGAGAAAAATTTTCTACAGTTTTCTACCACTTTTTATATAAATAAACTGGTATTACCAATAATGGTTATACATAACACACACAACACAGGAGAAAAAATTATGTCACTTAATCCATTCGAATTAAGATTCAAACTATTAGAAATGTCAACCGACTTTCTAGAAAAGCAAGCAGAGAAAAATCTAGAATTAGCACATCGTGCTTGGGATTTAGCCCAAGAGCAAGGTGAAGCTACTATAGATTTATATAAATCTTTGCAACCAAAATCATATTCTATTGATGATATAAAAGCTAAAGCTGAAGAGTTATACACTTTTGTTGATAAAAAATAATGATTAAATAATTAGGGCCGGTTTATCCGGCCTTAATTTATTGTACTAAAATTATTTTTCTTAACAAATACAATCTTATCTTTTAATCTACTTTCAAGCATATCTGGCTTATGGGAAATAATAAATGTATTTGTTCCATCTTCTAAAGTCAATAATATTTTCATTAAATTATCAACACCATCTTCATCAAGAGATGAATCAAATGTCTCATCAAGAATTAAAAGATTTGTATTAGTTGAATTCTTCATCTTAGCTATTTGACGCCAAGCAAATAATAAACTTAAATCAATTCTCATCTTTTCGCCTTCAGAAAAATTATCATATACAAATGTGTCTCTATGTCTTGACTTAATTGTTTCTTGAAAATTTTCATCAAGGTTAAATGCTACAAAGAATTCTAATACTTGAAGGTACTTATTAATAAGAGTATTCATTGCGGGTAAATACTCTTTTATTATTTTAGTTCTTATGCCAGTATCTTTTAACATTTCAGAAGCTACATCATTATATAACAAATCACTTGTAGCACTATTATAAGTTTCTTGTAACTCACCAAGCTTATATGTCATATCCACTAAATCCCTAGTTGGTTTATCCATATCAACTTCATTAACTTGTTTTGACATTAAGTTTGTTAATGTAGTATTATGGGTTGAAAGTTGTGATACAATATCATTAACCTCTTTCACTTTTGTTCTTACATCATTTAATTGATACCTAATAGAATCATATTTAGTTTCATTTGTGTCAATATTTTTTTGAGTTTTCTTTGCTTGATCCTTCACTTCAATAAGCATTGCATTTTTTAATTGCTTGTTAATCTCTTGAGTACATGTTGGACAATCATCATTATTCTCAAAAAATTTAGCTCTCCTTACTAAATCTTGCATATTGTGATTACATTTACCCTTTTCTGAAACTAAATCATCTTTAACATCTCTTAAAGAATTTAATTGATTATTAAGATTATCTGGATATTTGTTAAGCTTTTCTTTTAATTCATTTATCTTATCATTAGTTTCTTTTATATCATCATCATAAGATTGTTTTGCTTCTTTATTTATTTCTTCTAATTGGTTCAAATGTTTTTTCTGATAACCAATTTTATCCTTTTGAGCATCCACTAATATCTTAGAACTTTTGGATAATTCCCTTGCTCGAGAGTTTCTTTCCCGCAGTATAAACTTCATCTTGCTAAATATGTTTATATCTAGAAGGTCCTCAATGACAT